CCATCTGATAGACGGCTACCCGCCCACTCGGATGTTGCAGCGCTACTCGCAGATCATTCAGATACTCGGTTGCTGTCGTCCCCGACGCCCACTGTTGTTCAACGAGTATGCGCTTGGCCAGGTGCGCCGTGATCGAGGGCGCCCGGCTGCCCAGTGCCTCACCCTGAAACACCTGGCCCCGTATAGTGCGATCTACGCCAACCTGCCGCGTCGAGAACTCGGCTGAGGCTAATCGCGCTGTGATTTCCTGCCATTCCTCGGTCGTGGGTGTGGTCCCGGCCGCAACGAGACGCCGGATCATCTGATCGGCCGGGTGCTGTGAGCTTTCGGCTCCCCCGGTAACCGCCTGGGCCACGTCTCGCCAACGCTGCGCCTGGGGCTCGCCCAGTATCTCCACCAGGCTCCGGGCGTACCGCGTCGATCCCCAAGCCGCGCTTTGCCGTTGGCCCACGAAATCGACCAGGTTCACCGCGCCGCCGCGGTAGGCTTCATAGCCGGCGTTACCCAGGATCGAGCGCTGTGTCGCCTCATCCTGCTTGGCAAACCACTGGTCACCGGTTTCCCACTGTGGCCCCTGATTTTCCTGGCCCCGTAGCGTGGGGGTTGCCACACATCTGCCGTTGGGATGGTCGTCCAAATGTTCGTCCAGCCCGTGTAATGTGCCGTCCATCGCCAGGCACATGGCACACGTCCGGCCGCTTTTGCTGGCCACCCAGCGCCAGCCGGCCACCACGTCGCTGTTCTCCTGGTAGCCCCGTAGCGTGGCCTCGCGATAGCTCCGCAGTACCTCTGTGCGGCTGATCTTCAGCGCCTGGGCCAGATCGCCGCCGAGATCGCCCCGTATACGGCGCGCAATCTCCGTCGGGTTCTGCCCCAGGGCGAGCCCCTCGATCAGCCCGTCACGCACCGCTTGGCTGGCCTGGGGCCCAAGCGCATCGAGCAGCGTTCGCAGCGGCGAGCCGTCCCGGGTGAATCCCACCAGGTCGGTGACCGCCCCTGTCGCCAGCCGGTTCCAGCTCACGTTCACGGCGCCCTGGGCCGCCACCAGTTCGGCGCTGTGCTGCTGTGCCGCCATCACCGCCTGCTGTTGCTGTGCCTGGATCAGCTCATCGGCCATCGCCGCGAACTGCCGCATCTCGACCTCGACCTGGGCCTGCAGCGCCTCCAGGCGCCCGTATTGCAGCACCCAATCGGCCGAGATCTCGGCGTTGGCCTTGGCCGCCTCGTTGTACTCGGCGCTCAACGCCATGATCTCCTGCCGTAGCCGCTGCCAGATCTGCCCATAGGCCCGCACCATCTCGCTGGCCGCGGCGCGTTCACCCCGTAGCAACTCGGCACGGTGCCGTTCGACGATCGCGTGGATCTGGCCCCTGCTAGAGCCCCGCGTCGGGTCCATTACTCGGGCTGATCCTGGTCACGATCGAAGGCGCTCAGCAGTGTATCGCCGAGAGTCTGCTGGTCCATCTTGCGCTTCTCCCGCTCCTTATCGGGATCGTAGCCCCGCTTCTGGAGTAAGGTATCGGTTGAGGCGCCCAGTTGCTTGTCGACCAACAGCGCGTTGCCCTCTTCTTGCGGGTCGCCCGGCACCAGCTCCGGCCAGATCGTCGTAGTGATCCACTGCGCGCCGTGGCCGCCCATCTCCAGGGCCCGCCGGTTGATCTCCGTCATCATCTCGCCGTAGGGAAAGCGCTTCGCCTCGGTCTTGTCCACCAGCGGCCCCAGCAGGATGCGCAGCGCCAGGCCGCTCAACGTGCCCACGTTGTCGAGTTTGCCCATGGCCACCTCGGGCGTCTGCGAGATCTCGTGCAACGCCGTCTTCAGTTGCTCATAGAATGAGATCGAACTCGCCAGGTCGCTCTCCATCTCGAGGTTGTGCAGTTCGCCGTCGGGGCTCTCCAGTGCAATGACTTCGTCCACAGCGACCTTGAGCTGGTCCGCCCTGAACCCCTTGCCCCATGTCTTGGGATGGGCGTGGAATCGGATGATCCGCGCCGTGTTCGAGAGCACAAAGTTGATCGCCTCGTTCAGCCGGATCACGTCCTCAGTGAGATCGGGCTGTCCGTAGTACTCGTTGGGACTCGGCAGATTCTGGCAATCGATCACCGGCGCCCAGTCCCAGGGCCAGGTCTCCTCGCCCCGCGTCTCCCAGTTGCCGGTCACGCCCCGCGCCACCTGATCGCGCACCAGCCAGCGGCCAGCCTCCGTCTGCTCGATCGTCTGCCGGATCGTGATCGGGTCGCCCCGCTCATCCGCCGCCGTCCATTCGATCACGTACCGCAGCACCTTGTCCAGATCCTCGGGGTCGCTCACCACCGTCACGTATTCGGGCGCGATGTTGATCAACCGCGGATACGGGGCGCCGACGGCGAACTTGATGAACACGTGCCCGAAAATGGCGCCGTTCAGCGCGATCTTTTGCAGCAGTGTCATCTTGTGGTTCGCCGCCCAGAACGCCTCCAGCCACGCCTCTTCGGGAGTCGTCTCGCCCTCGCTCAGCTCAAAGCGCGGCTCCACCCCGAACAGCATCATAGCCGCCTTATCGGCCAGCACCCGGCAATAGTTGGTGATAACGTTGTCGTTGGGCTGCCCCTGGCGCACCTTCAGCGGCTCGCGGAACTGGCCCTCATACGAAAGCCACGCCCGCTTGTATGCCGCCAGCCGTGCCGCCGTCTCGGCGTCCATCCGCTCGCCCCACAGTCGTCGCCCCGTATTGTTGTCCACACTCACCCCCACAGGCTCGGGCCATATGTGACGCCCTCGGCACCGCCCAACATCAACTCAGTCGCCGCCCACACCAGGGCGTCCATGCGGTCGGGGCTGTCCGCGGTTGAGTCCGCCGGATCCCACTGACACATCTGGTCTTCCAGTTCGGCAAAGGCGCCGACGTGGTGGACCTTGCCCTGCTCGTAGAGCGCGGCCACCGGCTCAGCCCGAACCCGCTTCCCCCGACTGGCGTGCACGCCCTTGTACGGGATGCGCGCATCCACCGTGCGCAGTGTCGTCTCCACCATGTCGCCGCCGTTGTTCGTCTCGCCGATCACCCGATCCGCCTCATGGATGTGGTAGCCCATCACCGCGGCGCTCGCCCAACCGTGCGGGCTCGAGGACAGGCTGCGGTCATCCAAGATGTACAGGTGATCGTCCACGCCCTTGCCGGCCACGATGATACCCGTCTCATCGCTGTTCTCGTTGCTCGTCACCGCCGGGTCCACCGCCACTACCACGCGCTGCAGCGCCGGCGCCACATTCACCCGCAGTTCGTCGATCCGGTCCCGCTGCCACAGCGCTCCGGGAAAGTCATCTAGGATCTCGGCGTACAACTCCTGCCGGCCCAAGCGGGTGCCCTCGTAGCGCTGCACGATGGTGTTGATGAACGTGGTCGCCAGGTTGGCCCGGTTCTCGTACGTGCTACCGCTGGTCAGGTATGTCTCGGGGTTCGGGATCGGCAAGCCATTCTCGCCCTTCACCACCTGGCCGTCCGGCGTCGTGACCCAGCACAAACTCTTGACCAGTTTGGTCGGCTTGGGCGTCGTGGTCACCACCACCCGGGGGTCGCGCCCCAGTCGCAGGCCGAGCATGAGCTGGTCCCAGGCGTCGGGATAGCGCCAACTGCCCAATTCGTCGGCCCAGGCGCCATCACTCTGTTTGCCGCGCAAGATGTCCGGTTTGTCGGCCGAGTACACCATAGCGATCGCCCCGTTCGGCCAGCGCAGCATGCGGGTGGAGGGTGTCCATACGGGGCGATTCCACGGCGGGCACACCGCCAGGATCCCGCTCTCGCCTTCCACCATCACGTCGCGAGCGTCGTCGGTCGTGCGCGCCACAAAGATCATGCGTTTGCACTTGCCGCTCTCGATCTGTTCCCGCGCCCATTCCGCGCCCGTGCGTGTCTTGCCGAAGCCACGGCCGGCCAGGATCAACCACGTGCTCCAGTCGCCGTCAGGCGTCCTCTGGCTCGGCCTCGCCTGCATCGTCCAGCGATACTTCGCCGCTTGCAGCAAGTTCGCCAGCCGCGGCGATGATGGCCTGTCGCAACTCGTCATCACTCAGCCCCGCGTATTCGTTTTCACCGGTCGGATCAGTGGCGGCCACCTTGGTCAGCGGCGCCACGCCGATTCGGGCCAATAGCGCCGTGGCCGCTCGCAACTGCACGTTATCGTAGCGGCTACCCCACTGCATCAGCTCAGCCAGCTTTTCGGCCGCTTTGATCCCATGCCGCCGCAACACCCGGGTAGCCGACTCGCGGGCCGTGTTCTCCAGCTCGATCAGATAGCTGTCGAACTCCGGCGTGGCCACCCAGTAGTGCAACGTGCGCTCCGAGAGCTTCAGCTTCTCGGCGACGTCACGCTGCGTCTCGCCGGTGGCCAGCATCTCCGCCGCCCGCCGGCGTTTCGTGTTCCACTTCCAGCCCTTCAGTCCCGCCATCGTCCACATCCCGCTGATTTGCCGCGCCGCACTTGTGACACCGCTGCGTCACCGGCAGCCGGGCCGTGATCTCGCGGCCTGAGTGGCAGATCGTCACCTGGTCGCCCCGTATCACACCCAGCACTGCCCGGCACACGGTGCAGCGCCACAGCACTCCCGCTTGTTCGCTCATCTCGCTCCCAACGAAAAACGCCGCCGAG